TAAAAAGTCATAGAGGTGAGATCCGTATGAATACGAGATCTATAAGAGATAAATCAAAATACACACGTAAATTAAAACACAAAGAAGGATTTTAATGGATTTCAAACAATATGAATCATTTGCAAAGCAATGGTTAAAACAAGATTTCAATTTAAAAGGAAAGATTGATGGTGATACATTAATCATTCAAGGTGAGTATTCAGAGTTTATTGATGAATTCTGTGAGGAAAACGGTATCACTTATGAAGAAAGTATCGGTGATATGATTTTAATCGATTTATCAGAAGACGATGAGTTTTGGGAAGATTTTTTATCTTGAAAACATTGTTAAAATTGAGTTTTCTTGTAGTTATTATTGCTGGTTTAACTGGTTGTACTTCTCCACAAGATGCTGAAAAAGCGTTAAAAGCAGAAGGTATGACAAACATTCAAATGAATGGATATTCATGGTTTGCATGTTCAAAAGATGATTTTTATCATACTGGGTTTACAGCAACAAATTTCTTAGGAAAACCTGTCGAAGGTACTGTATGCTCTGGGTTGTTATTTAAAGGCTCTACAATTCGTTATTAATCCATTTTTAAGGATAATAAATTTAAAGGAATACTTATGGAAATATTCACAACATTATGGGAAAGTCCACAAAAGAATAGGATGGGTGAACCATTCTTGTCAGTAAAATCGTGGGACAATCGATATTATTTTTCAGAACGTGCAGGAATTGATTCTATTGCATTTGTATTGTATGATCAAAGAACAAATAAGTACGGATTGGTTCGTGAATTTAAATGTCCTATTAATGAATTTCGTGCAACAGCATTTGGTGGTTCATTAGATTCAGATGAATATATGTTGGACATTGTTATTTCTGAATGTCGTGAAGAAGCAGGATTTGTAGTAAATAAAGAAGATATTCACCCATTAGGTAAAGTGCTTGTAAGTACTCAATCAAATCAACATTGTTATCTGTATATGGTAGAAGTTGATATTCGTAAACAAATTGAACCACAGCCTGAAAACGATTTGGAATCACTAGCAACTGTTGAGTGGTTTTCTAAGAATGAGGTAAATCAATTAGAAGATTGGAAGGCAATAACTATTATTGTTAAATCATATCTATAATATTATTTTAAGGTTAATATGATATAATTATTGTATAAAAAGGAAACATTATGAACAAAATTTTATCAAAACCATTTTTAACCTCATTATTCATTAAACAAAACAGATGGCATAAACATAGCGTTTTAGGGCACACATTAAGTGTTACTTTTCACGCAATTAAATCAGGTCAATTTCGTTTTATTGTTCCTGCATTACTTCATGATATTGGTAAACCTTTTGTTGCACATCAACGTAATCCAAAAGATGTTGTATCTGGAACTTATAGTTTTACAAATCATGAGGAAATGAGTTGGCACATTATTAAAAATTGTCCTTTTATTTCTGATTGGACAAAAGATATTATTCGTCACCATTACCTATTACGTGATATGTATCTAAGTGAACAAAAAGGACTTGTTGCTCGTGGACGTCGTGTAACTAGACGTTGGGATAAACTTACACCTGAATTGAAAAAGGATCTCGAAATTTTCTTAGCAATTGATGATGCAGGGAAAAAATAAATACTTTATAAAACACAAGAGAATTATTATTATTAATGATAATTGAGGAAACACATGAAATTTAAAAATTTATTATTAAACGAGATATTAATTACAGTTGGTGCTAAACCTTATCCACTTTCAGGAAACGTTGTTATACTTGCAGGTGGTGCAGGTTCAGGTAAAGGATTCGTTAAGGATAAATTACTTGCTATTGAAGGTATCAATGTAGATGTTGATGCGATTAAGGAACTTTCGTTAAAATCAGAATTAATTAAAGCACGTGCTTTGAAGGATTATGGTATTGATACGTCAAGGATGAACCTAAGAAATCCTGAAGATGTTACAAATCTGCATACATTATTATCTGATATGAAAGTTCTAGATAAAGAAAAAAGTGTTATTTATACGAGTATTTTAACAAGTGACCCAAAATTAAAACCAAACATTATATTTGATGTCACATTAAAAGACATTACTAAACTAAACAATTTAACTGCAGATGTATTACGTCTAGGATATGATAAGCAAAATATTCATATTGTATGGGTAGTAAATGATGTTAAAGTTGCTATTGAACAGAACAAATCTCGTGATCGTGTTGTTCCTGAGGATATTCTTATTGATACACATGAAGGTGCATCACTTACAATGAAAAAAATTATTGATATGGGTGATAATCTGAAAAAATATATGGATGGTTCAATTATTATGGCATTCAATAAAAAAGGTGTTGATGTTGAAATGAAAACATCAGATAATGGCGGAAGTTATATATCGAAAGCAAATTATATTATAATCAAAAAACCAGGGTCTCCAGTTGATCCTAAAAAAATTACAGCTGACCTTCTTACTAAAATACGTGATTATACTCCAAAAATCAATACATGGTAAACATAATTTTTACTTCTTATATCTAAAATACAATACTTGCTAATTTAGTTTCTTCGCTTTGAGATATGGAAATAAAAATTTAGGAATTATATGTTATTTTAAGGTTAATTATGATATAATGATACCTATTAAAAAGATAAAGGATTGATGTGTTTATAGTAGATTATTTAAATAAAGAATATCATGATTATTCAATGTACACGATTGAAAATCGTGCTATACCAAGTGTAATAGATGGCCTTAAACCTGTTCAAAGAAAGATTCTTTCATGTGCAACAGAAATTTGGACAGGAAAAGGTACTGAAAAAACAAGAAAGATTTTTCAATTAGCAGGTGCCACAGCATCTACAAAAAAATATCATCATGGTGATGCATCTCTAATGAATGCAATTACTGGAATGGCTCAAGACTTCAAAAACAATATGCCTCTATTTGATCGTGAAGGACAGTTTGGTTCATTACGTTCTACAGATGCAGGTGCTCCACGTTATATTGGTGTAAAACTCAACAACAACTTCAATAAATTATTTAAAGATAAAAATCTTCTTCAGTTTAAAGAAGATGATGGCGATCAAATTGAGCCTAAATATTTTCTACCAATTATTCCTACGGTTATCTTAAATGGAACAAGCGGTATTGCAGTTGGATTCGCAACAAACATTTTAAATCGTAACCCATCAGATGTAATCAATGCGTGTCTTGATGCGTTAGACAATAAACCAATAGATCGTCTTATTCCTCAGATTTATGGATTCGATGGTATATTTGAACTTGATATTGATGAAGAAGGTATGAATCGTAGATGGATTGCAAAAGGTAAAATTGATGTTGTTAATGCAACCACATTAAAAATTACTGAACTCGCACCTAGTGTTACATATGAAAAATATGAAAATTATCTTGATGGATTAATTGAGAATAAAACTATTCAATCATATGAGGATAAATCTTCTGGTGATATTCATTATGTTATTAAGATGACAAAAGAAAATCTTGCAAAAATGCTTGAGAAAGACACATTACGTAAAATATTTAAAATCGATGAATCTTTAACAGAAAATATCAATACCCTTGATGAAAATGGTAGGTTGAAATATTTTGAAACAGAAGTAGAAGTTGTAAAGTATTTCGTTGAATATAGATTAACATATTATCACAAACGTAAAGATATTACCTTAAATGATTTATTACGTGAATTGAAACTTTTAGGTTCAAAATACAAGTTTGTTAAAGCAGTTGTTGATGGTGAACTTGAGATTAAAAATGTTCCTAGACAATCATTAATTGATTATTGTACTGAACAGAATTTCTTTTCTGATGATGGTTTCGATTATCTACTAAGAATGCCAATTCATTCATTAACTAAAGAAACTATTGAAAAAATTATAAAAGATGTAAAAAATGCGAAAGCAGAATATGATTATATAAAAGAAAAAGATCCTGTAGAGATGTATCGTGAAGATTTAAGAGAATTGTTAGCGAACATTTAATCTCTTTTTAATGTGATATATGATATAATAGATAAAGGAGATATATGAATAATTATGAAAACGTTTTCCAAAGCAAATATACATTATACGAAAGATATTTTGACGAGAATACAAAAGAATCAGTAATTAAAAAAGCAGATTATAAACCTGAAATATTCACAAGATCAAAAAATAATGCACCTACTGAATATAGATATTTACTTGATGAGAATTTATTTCTCGAAAAACATGTATTCAATGATGAAAAAGAATATAAAGATTATATTAAATTTCAAGAACAAATAGGTGCAAATACTTACGGTCAGATTCAATCTACATATGGATATATTCGACAAAAATATTATTCAACACAGAAAGAATTCACATCAAGAATATGGTATCTTGATATTGAAACAAGAGTTCTTCCTGATCAAGGATTTCCTTATCCTGATGAAACACCATCAGCAATAAACATGATTCAGATATATGATTCATTTAACAAAAAAATTATTATTCTTGCTGATGAAGATATCTCAGATGAATATCATAATAAATTAAAACAAAAATATAGCAATCTTATATTCAAATCATTCTCATCTGAGAAGGAATTGTTTTATGCATTCTTTAAATTATTAGATAATCTAAAACCTGCAATTATAACGGCATGGAATGGTAATGGATTCGACTTTCCATATATTACAAATCGTGCAAAAAAGATGGGGTATGGTGAGTCAAATCTCAGTCCTGTTGGACACGCATCTGTAAGGGAAAAGATACAACAAGGTAATCAAAAAGAATACCAGACATCATGGGATGGTATATATTTACTTGATATTATGGAATTATACAAGAAATTCACATATACAACTCAAACATCATATTCATTAGATAACATCATTAAGGTGGAATTGGGTGAAGGTGAAGGAAAAGTTGATTATGGCGAATTTAAAAACATCTCAGCATTTATGCATGGTGACTGGGAGAAATTCGTAGATTATGGCATCAAAGACGTTCAACTGTTACATAAACTGGATGAAAAACTAAACTTAATTGAATTAACACGTATGATTGCATATAGTTCAGGTATCAATGTTGATGATGCATTAGGAACAGTTAAACCTTGGGGAATATATATTAGCAATCAATCATATTCAGATAACTTGATTCTTCCAAATGATTCAGGTAATCCTGAATATAATGGGGTTGTTGGTGGATGGGTTGCTGACCCTAAAAAAGGAAAACATAACTGGATTGTATCGTTTGACTTTGCATCACTATATCCGTCTATCATGAGATGGTGTAATATGTCACCTGAGACATATGTAACAGAAGATAAGATGCATGATGATTTAAAGAAAATACGTGAGAAAATATTATTTCTTGATAGTAATTTTACATGTAATGATGTCAATATAAAATCACCAACACCTTGGTCATCACGTGAGAGTTATTTCATGAAGTGGATGGATAATAGAGAACTTCTCAGTAAAGTAGGTAAAATTCTACATAAACATAATGTATCTGCAGGTGTCAATGGTGCATTTTTTCGTAATGATAAGTTAGGTATTGTTCCACGATTGGTTAAAGAATTATATGGTCAACGCAAGAAAGCAAAGAAAGATATGTTTGTCCACTCACAAAATATCCAAGACCTAAAAACAAAAGGTTTTTCTTCTTCTAGTCCTGAGATTAAACATGAGGAAAAAATGCTTGCGTTTTTCGACACTAAACAAATGGCAATTAAGATTCGCCTAAACTCTTTGTATGGTGCACTGGCTAATAAACATTTCGTTTTGTTTAATGAAGAAATTGCAGCAGCAATTACAGCAAATGGTCGTGTGAGTAATCAAATTACTGCATGGGAAATATCAAGATATAATGTGAATAATCATGGTTATGATTCAATTCTTGCGGGAGATACTGACTCAAGTTATCATACACTATCACCAATTGTTAATCAATATGTTAAAGAAAATCCTAATGTTTCCAAGGATGATATTGTTACATTTTGTAGTGATTTTTGTGAGGATAAATTACAACCTGTTATTAATGATACCTTAGTTGAATTAAGTACATATTTAAATTGTTATGATCCTGAGGCACAAGCAATGGATCGTGAGATTGTTGCTGATAGCGGATTCTTTGTTGCTAAGAAAAAATATGTCGCAAGGGTTCTTGATGTTGAAGGTGTAAGATTAAGTTCACCTAAGATGAAAGTAATGGGTCTTGAGATTGTTCGTTCAAGTACACCTGCATTTTGTCGAAAAAAGTTAAAGGAAAGTGTTGAACTTATTCTTGATAAAGACGAACACGAGGCTCAGGAATACATTAAAGAAGTAAAAGAAAAATTTTATAATGCACCATTAGAGGATATTTCACGAGTATCTGGTGTATCAAAAATAAACTACGACTTACATACATCTAAAAGTATTCCTATTAATTCACGTGCAAGTATTATACATAATTTACTTGTAGAG